CAGCGTCGGCGAGGAAAGAAGCGTCTTCCAAACCGGCACCCGATGCCGTTGGTGGCCGGCGAGCAGATCAACGGCAGTTGGTCGATCGACTTCATGTCCGACGCGCTTTGGGATGGGCGACGGTTCCGTACATTCAACGTAATCGACGATTTCAGCCGTGAGGCTTTGGCCATTGAAGTTGATCTGAATTTACCGGCTACTCGGGTCATCCGCACTTTGGAACGAATTGCGGCGTGGCGCGGCTATCCCGCAAAGCTCCGCCTGGACAATGGCCCCGAATTCATCGCCTTGGCATTGGCGGAATGGGCCGAGTGCAAGAACATCGTGCTGGATTTCATCGAGCCAGGACGGCCGATGCAGAACGGCTTCATCGAACGCTTCAATGGCAGCTTCCGACGTGGCGTGCTGGATATGCACGTCTTCCGCAATCTCGGAGAAGTACGCGAACAGGCAGAGCAGTGGCTGGCCGATTACAACACCGAGATCCCTCACGACAGCCTCGGCGGGCTGACGCCCGCCGAATTCCGCCAGTACCATGAACCGGAAACCTCTAATTTAGCCTGCGACCTCGGCGAGCATGACCTTGCTTCAACGGCCTGGCAAGGCAAATCAAGAGCACACGCGATGAAAGCAAGCCCCCTCCAGCTCCGAAGCGTGGTTCACGATAGGGTGCAAAGAGCGGCCACAACGAAAAAGGGCCTGCGCAATGAAGCGCAAGCCCTTGTTCGTGTTGCAGTAGTTGGTCGGGACGGCCGGATTTGAACCGACGACCCTCTGCCCCCCAGGCATCTGCAGTGACCCTGGCAAGTTGTTGGAATCATTGGGAAAGATGGGGTAACGGCGCAGGTCCAAAAGCCCCCATAGCGGCCTTTACATATCAATGAGTTACGTGGCGATAGGGTGCACTGGTGGGACTGCCGAGCTTACCTCGGCACCCTCACCTCAGCCGCCGGCCGCTTGCTGATCAGTGCCTGCAGCACCGCCTTCTCCCGCGACCGGCGGCGAGGCTTCACCGGCCGGCTGGGCAGATCCTTTCCGCGTGCCGCGATCCAGCGCTCGACCCACATCTTGCCCTGGCGGTAAGAGCCGGCCTTGAACCAGAAGGACCGGCCTTGCCAGTTGAGGATGCCAGCTACTCTGCCCTGCTCCAGCTGCAGCACCGCGACGGTCGCGTAGTTGAAGCACAGGTAGCAGGTGTCGGGGTTGTCGAGCCAGCGGTAGGGGGTCGGGAGCATGGCAGGAGGATGCCCCGTTGCGGTCGCTCAGCCTGAGATCAGACTGCCGCTAAGATGGGTATGCCGACTACATAAAGAACAAGGACGAGTCACGTGAAGTTCAAACAAGCGATTGCAGCGACCTATAGATACTTGGCATTCAATCGCTCCCGGTCACTAGTGATCTGTGTGGGGATATCTGCCGTATCGCTCATGGGGGACATCTTCCACGTGGGACAGGGCCTATTCGCAGCATCGGGGGCTGTTTTCACGCTTGGAGGATTTCTCCTCAATGTGAAGCAGACCGCGATTTTCCATCGCCAGCTACCGGATGGCACCCCGCTTTCGCTGAGCTCAAAGTACTACCTCCTAACCTCCGCAGGGACGTTCGGCTCCCCAACCAGCGAGGAAGATATGCGAGCTCGGGTGGATGCCACAGAAACTGATGAGATATGGGGTTGTTTCATGGTGGTAGGCGGTACCCTCCTTTGGGGATATGGCGAGACCCTGTTGAATCTCATCAGGCCCGCGACTAACGCCTAACGCTTGCGCACGCGGCGCTTCAAGCAGCAACCCTGTGCTCATAGAACGGGTGCCGCTTGTCATCGAAGATCGCGTACAGCGCCTGCAGGCCGGTCGGATCTGGGTTGAGCCAGGCCGGCGCGTTGACCCATTGGCCAGCTACATTCCTTCACGCCAGCCTTGAGAGGGACGCGCATACTCCGGCGAACCAGAGGGATACGCACTAGGGGGCCGCAATGGGGTACTCGGAACTGCGCAACAAGCTAGAGGGAATTGCTTGCGAGCTATTCACACACGCTTATAACTTATCCCATGCTGAGCGGGCCGTCCGCCTGCACGAGATCGGGCTGCTTGCCGGCCAGGCTCTCGCCGCCGCCGAAGGCCTCCCCAATGCAGCAACGATTACAGCCTCGATTGATGCTTTGCTGCATCGAATACAGAGTCACGTTGGCACGCTTGAGCAGCGCGACCTAATCCGCCAGCTACACCCGTTTGAGCTCAAACCGCAAACTGCCACAAGGGCTCACTAAAAAAGCCCGGCGAACCGGGCCCGGCACTACTCCCCGTAACAACGGGAATGCTCGTACACCGATCGAAAGGTGTCAAGAATGTCGACTATCGAACGGGTGGCCACGTGGTTGGTGAAACTCGGCGTCGCGCCAGAGGGCAGCCTACAGGGGTTTGTCTAAAGGCCGGCAGCAGCCTGCCTCTGTTCGACGGCATCCAGCCGATGGAGCGATGGGCCAGTCGCAATCGGGAAATCCGGGCTGCGCAGGGAGGTCGCGAAGGGCCTGACGGTAGTCAGCCCAAGCTTCACGTTCTCCGCTAGTTAGCGGCGAGTCTAGCAGTTGAGTCCAGTCTGTATCGCGCAGCAGCTTGGCGCGCTCTTGCCTGCGCTGATCGGCTTCGATCCAGGCAAGAACGGTTTTAGGGACCTCGCTTACAGCCGTTTCACCGGGATGTAGTGAGGCGTCATTGTTTATTGCTCGGAAACTGCTGGCTGTTACTGCGAAAGCGTTATCGCTCATACCCATACCCCAGCACATCGATGAATAGCCCCCCGGAAGGCGGGGTGGACGAAATCACGTACTGCATCGATTGGTTATATATCGCAAGCTTCAGGTAGAACTCATAACCATTAGATACGCTGATTGTGTAGTTGGATGTACTTACCGCACTGCCGTCTATTGGCGAGAGAATGAAGGCGATGTAAGGCGGACCTGCCGGGATGAAGCTGACGATCCGGCAAGAAAGCGATGAGGCAGTGACAGGGCTGCATCCGGCTGTTGAGAAGGCCGTGGGCGTTGCTGAAGTGCCACCTGCAAGAATTCTGAGGGGCGCATCGGCAGGGGATTCAAGCCACCCGACAGCCTCCCCGGAGTGGTTAAACCGCATGATCTGCGATGAAGCGTTTGTCCGGATGCTCCCGATGTAGCGACGAGATGTATCCCCAGACTTCGATCTAGCCGTGCCGCTATAAGCCGCAGATGCAGGGGCTGTAGAAACAACCTCCACATCTGCGCCCTCGTCAGTCAGGAATAGGTAAACGTGATACCAAGTGTTGGCTGACAAACTAAGCCCAGCTTTTGTCACTGCTGCCGGAAGCTCAAGCACCCGGTCAAGAGACGGTACATATGCAGCACCGGAAGTAACGCGCAACGATGTTCCGGAAACCCACTCCATTTTCAGGCCGTCGATGTAGCCTTTCGGGAGCTGCAGGAATCGCATCGGCGTGCGATCTGTTTCCGCGAACTCGCCAAGGCTAGTTGCGTCGCGGCGCTTTACTGGGATTGCGTCAGTCATGCGGTCACCATCGGGATGTTGGCCTGAGTTCCGTTCGACAGGAAAAACGTAAGCTCTCTATCGGCAGTGAGCGGAACCGGGTCGAAAGCCCCTGCCGTCGTGTAGAACGGGAACTGGATGGAAATCGCGTCCACCTCGGACCACGTCGCGTCCTGCCGGGCATACTGCTTGCCGTCTTGCGGCGCCTCTTTCCAGTATTGGTTGTCCGCGCCCTCAGTCAGATCATCCGTCGTCGCAGCGCTGGTTCCGGCCACGCGCCCGTAGTCGTCGCGCAGGATCTGATGCAGGCTGCCGCCACCGGCATTGGCCAGCTCTGCCAAGGCGATGGTTGGATCGCCATCGACGCCATCGCCGTTGGTGACAGCGATACCCTCCCCCTGCGCTATCGAACGTTGGTGCCACTCACCATCTGCGCCGCGCGTCGTGAAACCGGTACCGACGAGTTTGGCCAGCTTTTGGATGTTCTCCGGAATCTCGCGGATCAGCTTCCAAACGGTCGCCGCAGGTCGAGCCGTCTCCGGCTGAGTGACCGGCGGCGTCGTCGGTGTTGGCGCTGCCGTCGCGCTCGGGACCCGGACAACCCGCCCCAACTGGTCCTTCAGCTTGATCTTGCGAGCAGCCATCAGCGCGCAAGCTCCACGGCACACCCTGCGGCGATCACCGCTTCTCGGTCTGCCTTCCAGCTATCCCAGAGCCAGGTGATCAGGGCTGCGTCTGCGTCGGCAGCTGCAACAATTCTTGCCGCGCTGTTGAAGCGCCCTGCGGCACTGGCTTGGTCGGCATTGGCGGCAGCACCACCGGCGCCGGATCCGGCCGCAGGACAGGACCACTGCGGCTGCAGCTGCACATCGCCGCGGCGCAGAGCAGCAGCAAGATCAAGTTCGGCACGTTTCGCATCATTGAGGGCCTTCTGGTAGTTGCTGTCGGATTCGGTCCGGCTCTTGGCCAGGGCATCGGATGCCGCCTTCGCTTTGGCTGCCACTGCTGCACTGGCATCGGCTAAGGCCTGCAAGGTGGCGGCATGGGCGGCGTTATCTGCAGCGCGGCTTGCAACCTCCGCGGTGTATTCGGTCTTCCAGGTTGAAGCGCCCCACCGGTAGCCCAGCACCACCAGCAGGATCGCCAACGCGGCCAGGAGCACCCAGCGGATCAGATCGGCGTAGGGGCGTAGTGGATCAAGGCTGATCATGTGACCTCCGGCGGAATGACAGCGCCAAGCTGCCGAAGTGCCGATTCAAGCGTCAGGATCCGCAGGCGCAGCCGATGGGTTTCCTCCTGTGCCGTCATGCGCAGCCGCATTTCGTCTGCCAGTTGAGCGTTCGTCACCGCTTGGGATTCTTCGAGGGATTTCACTCGGGCAGCCAGTCCGTTCAGGAGGTCAACGTTTGCCGCGTTCTCGGCGATGTCCTTGTTTCGGGTTCGCAGTACAGCCCATATCTCGCGGACAGCCCACATCGCGAACAGGCCACCTGCGGCCCACCAGGGAGCGGTTGCAGCGGGAGCAGACTCCATCATGGAGACACCTCCCCGCCGGCCTGCCGGTACACGTCAAGCAGCCGGTCCAGCTTCTGCTCATGCTGGCCATAGCCGGCGCCCGGCAGGCTGGCCCAGATATTCCGCACCTTGGCGATGGCCTCGGTGATCTTGCCGGCCTGGATCAGCGGCAATGCCCGGCGCTCACGGATCTGCTGCAGCGCGATCAGGTCCTGGCTCAGCGGCGAGAAGTCGCGCAGGTTGAGCGTCTTGCGGTAGGCGTCGTAGTAGCGGCGCAGCAGCTGGTACCGGCCGGCGGCTGTCGACTGGATCCCTAGCTTGGGCAGGTCGACCAGCACGCGAGGGTGATCGGCGTAGCCGCGGAACAGCTGGCCACCTACGATCACGTCATAGCCGCGGTCCCGCGTCGGCTGCCGGCCGTTATCGGTTCCTTCCGCCCAGGCGATCAGGTCCAAAAATGCCAGGACGTTGCGCCCACCTGCTGCGGTCTCTGAAATCTCGGCCATCTATCTGCACGCCCCTGTTGGAATGGGGACATGCTGAGCTGGCGGGGAGGGGGTTCAACGGGGCTGGACGACACGTTGAGCAGCTAATCTCGTTGGAACAACTTCCCCCGGAGTTCGACCGAATCATTCTGGATCTTCCCGAGAACTACCCCGCGGTCTGGCAAGAACGACAATCTTCCCGTCACATTGCCTTTGCCATCCCTGAACGTGAGGCTGCCGTTCGTCACGCTCCACCGATCGATGTGCCTTGAATAGCTGACAAGAATATCCTCGCCGTGAGCGGATCCGCCCTCATAGAGAAATAACGAAGCAATAGGTCTGGAAATGCTGTTCGCTTCGAAGACCTCGAACTCTTGCGATAAGAGAAAGCTGATTAATGATGGGTCAGAGCTACCGCCTGCATCAGGCACAGCTCCTTTCACCATTGCCCTCCACCCCGTCAGATTTGCCCTTTCTACCGTGAGCAATTCCTTCAGCTCGCTAACCTGGCGATCCTTTTCAACTCGGAGAGAACGGAGATACTTGGACTCATCCTTCGTTAACAGTTCCAACCCCTCTGATCGCTGTTCTGCTGCCTTCTGGCGACGGCCCATTTTGAGGTTCCATCGAAGAACACCCTCCACAACTACAGGGACCAAAAAGATGTACCCGAGTGTGATCACAAGCGGCGTGAGAAGGCCCGGGCCCAACAAGTAATCCGTCAACGGCGCGGTCAGCTTATCAACTGCAGCAAATCGATCCTTTAAGGATTCACCAGAGAACAGAGTGAAGAAAACTCGGTAGTTGCAAAGCGCCCAACTGAGTAAGAAAGGGCCCACTACCGGATTCGACAGTCGAGAAACAACTTGCTCCTTCCCTGCTGTGACGATGTCTCCAATGCCATCCTTAACGCCCTGAACCATGATCCCCTCCTGTTGTGAGCCGGATTCTATGCGGAACCTGAATGGAAATGAATAAGCCCTGCTCCTGCAGGTCCGCTCGTCTCCCAGGCGTAGTCCCTTCGCGGCCACTCTGTCTGCCGGTAAGCTGGAATGCCCGCCCCATCCAGCCCTGCACCGGAGACGGACTCATGGAAAAGCTCGACCGCGGCTTGCAAAGGACGCTTCTGGAAGCACTGGCCGCCTCATACCCAGAGCCGGTATATGCCGACTTCCTTCGTCAGCACGCCCCTGGCTCCGAACTTGAGGTGAACATTGCCTACCTCGACGAGCACGAACTTGTCGCCGCGACGTTCATGGGCAGCTTGAACATGGGGAACCCCCTCCTGCTGGCGAAGATCACAGCTAGAGGCTTGGACTTCCTTGCGGGCGACGGCGGCCTTGGCGCCATCCTCGGCGTGGTGACAATCCGGCTCCACGAAGACTCGATCAAAGAACTGATCGCAGCCCAGATCAGCGCGTCGGATCTAGCCCCGCCCGATAAGAAGCGATATCTCGATCAGCTGCGAGAGCTGCCTGCCGAGACCACCAAACACCTTGTACTGAAGATGGTGGATGCTGGTCTTGCGAATTGGCAGAAAGCACTTCCACTGCTTCAAAGCATTTTGGGTTCGACATGACCCGGCGGAAGCGGATGAGAAAGTTCGCATTGAGCTTCACAAGGAACTCGTCTTCCTTCCTATGCACCCCGTCGAAGAACAGCCCGCGCGGGGCAAGGACTATGGCTTCCATTGGTTCAACCTGAGCTGGCGGCTGTGAATGCCAAAGCTACAACCGGCTGGATGGGACTCAACGGGGTGGGGTTCCTTTCCGTCCAACTATCACGGATAGTCCAGCATCCACAAACCAAGGAGTAGGTAGTGAGCTTTCCAATAGGTATTTTCACCCGCAGCATGGCAATTGAAGCCCCGGCCGGAAGTTTGATCCTTCTACGCGGCGACTGGGCATTCCGATGTGAACTGTCCGGCAGCATCGGCAAGATGCAGCAGGTAATCTGGCTTACGGGGAAGCTTGCAGGTCAGATCAGCGGCGTCCCCGCCGATCCATGCATGGCCGTAGTACCCGAGGTGACGGTCGATTTCCGTGTCAGTCGACCGTCCGCCGTGCAACCGTCCAATGCGCCGCGTATAAACAGCTTGGCGATATCCGCAGGAGGTGGTCAGGAGCTTTGGGGGCACATCTTGGGCGCCCCAGAGCACGTCTATGGATTCGATTCATCCGGACAGCAGGTATTTGTCCCGAACGACTACACGTACATGTGCTTCGACGAGTTCGAGGTCTGGTTGAAGTTCGATGGAAAAGACATAGGCAGCGAGCCGCTAATCAAGTACTAATTGGCCTGGCCAAAGAACCCCGCGCTAGCTGGGTTCTTTATGCCCTTTACCTTGGCGGCCACGCGATGATGCGAAGAGCGGTCCCAGACTCGCCCCACCCCACGCGGTCCTACGGTCCGGACGCCGAGGCGATCCTTGAGTGGCCGAGCAAACCAAGCAACCAGGAGCAGCACGGATGCAGCCAAGTATCCCGATACCAACCGATAACCTGTACAAGTTCCAGGCGCTGTTCGGCCTAGCGATCATCATTTCTGCGATGGTCGGCCTTTACCTAGCCTACGCCACGACGAACTCTGAGCTGATTGCCATTTCTGATAGGTACTACGAGCTTGAAAAGGAACAACTCGCGGATCAGCAGGAAGTCGTAGCAATTGGCGCCACAGTGGCTTCAGATGCGCGCTCGATGAACGCTGCAGAAGGCGTCAGAGCGGTCCTAGAAAAGCGGATTGAGGTGGCTGTAAGGAATCGGGGGGCTTACACCGTGTTTCTCTTCTTGGTCATGCTCGGCGGTGGACTCTTGGCGTTCTTTGGCTTCAGCGCCTGGGCCAAGATCCAGCCTCTGCATGACCGGCTCCTTCAGCTGCAGGTCCTAAAGGCCGAGAAGGAGCATAACCAGGCCAGCGGGAGCCCGCCCCCTCCGCCATAGCTCCCGCAGGCGCCCCCTCCGAAGCCCTGCTATCCTGCTGCTCACGGTACGGATGGCAGGGCTTTGACGTGAAGGACTGGACGAAAACCGAGTACGGCACCCCGAAGTCCTGGGACGAGATCCAGCGGGAGAAGGCCAAGGAAGACTTCGAGAGGAAGTACCCCTCGAAGTGGTGGCACGATGCGGTCTTTAGCGTTACCGGGTGGGCTGTGATTCTCGCCCTGGTGGCATCAGTCATTGCCACTTTCTTCGCCCTTTGGGGGATCCTGCGCTAGCAGATCCGCTGCTTCGGCAATGTCTGGATCATCGTTTTCCGCCGCGATTCGACGCAGGACATTGATCTGTGCCGGCATTGCACCGACAGGCATCTCTGTCGCCTTCGCAAACCAGCGAACCCATCGGGGATTGGTCATCAGCCGTGCGGCAATGTTCGTCGAAGCACCACTAACCGCAAGCCCTCCAACCATCAGCGGGCTACCGCTCATGATCGCCGTGGCAAGTGAAGCCCCGTAAGCCAACGCAGCGCCGCGATTGGCCGTACCCGATGGGTTCCTGAACACCTCCGACCCGGACTTGATGCGCTCAGCCACGCGGGCGATCTTGTCCATATTCGCCGAGAAATCTTCGCTGAACCGGCCAAACAGGACGCGGCGCGCCTCGGGGCTTAATCGCCCCCAATTGGTCAGCAGCGTATTCGGACTGAACGCGTCGCCGGCTGCATTCTGCCCCCCTGGGGTAGCCAATCCCATGCGCTTGATCACTGCCGCGCTGAGTGCCTTCTGGCCGTCCTCGGGAAGCGAGCGCATGACGGCGCGGAGCGTGGTGGCGCCATCCTTGGTGCCCTGCATGGCCGCATTGAAGATCGCCTCGGGGCCGCCGCTCTTGTTCACGACGCGCTCCAGCGTCTCCAGCCGTTCGGCAGATGCTCGGAAGTAGGTATTCGCGCGTCGGACTGCTGCGACCGCAGACGGCCCCTGCGCCTTGGCTGCCGCCTCCAGATCCGACGACAGTGAAGCGTAAAGCTGCTTGAGTTGCGCGGTGGGACGGTCATTTGCCAGCGCGAAATCTGAGAGCTGCTCGCCAATATTGCTGCGAATCTGCTTCACAGCCTCGTAGGGAATGCCGTTCGCGCCCGAAGCCTGCGCAGCAGCCAAGTCAGCTGCCACATCGTCGGCCAGTTGCTGGATCTTCGGGCTGATCATCGATCCCGTGGTGGCCTCTGCCCCCTGCTTCGGGGTAGTTAGCTCCGTGAGCGATCGCTGGGTGTTGCTCAGCTGGATCGGCGTATCGCCTGCGATGTGCTTGTCCGCCTGCCAATACAACGCCTTCCGCATTGCGCCAGTGTTCTTGGCGAAGGTATCAACACCACGGTCAATGGCACGTCCGGCACGCTCGCCGCTCATGTTCCTGGCCAAGCTATCACTTACATCACGCAGCCCTTCTCCAATGGCCTCATTCTGCTGCTCAGCAAAGCGCCGCATCACGCCGCCGCTCGTCGGACCGCCTGATAGAAGGCTTTCAGCGCCCTGCCTTGCCCAGCTGCCGGTGCCCTGGCCAACGGAAGGCGTTGCCCCAAGAACATCGAAATCCCTGACGGCCCTCTCCAAGTTCTGACGGTTCTGCTCCCCACCGCGAGCAGCGCCGCGCAGCGCCATCGGCACGCCGGCCGTCGCCGCACTTGGGGCGAGACCGCCCGCCAGAGCAGCGGCTAGCTGAGCGCCCTGGCCACCCCCTGCCTCGCGAGTGGCACCAGCGGCCCCGGAACCGGTGACGGTACTCACCGTCTGCAGCACCGGCTGCGCTGTCAGGAAGTCACCGACCCTGCTGGCAACGGTCGGCGATGCAGCAGCGGATCGACCCGCATTGACCAGGCCGCCAGCGCCAAGCGTCAGTGCGGTACCGGTCAGCGCCTCGTTGATGTCGTTGTAGACCCGCTCGGTCGAGGTCTGCGGCTTCGGCAGTCCAAGCGTATCGGCCAGCCAAGCGCCGGTGTCGCGGTAAGACTGCGTTGGCTGGAACCCATCGCGGCCCGCAACCACGTCCGCCAGATCCGGCGAGTGCATCAGCTTTCGAATCGGATCAGTCACCGCAATGTTGAAGGCATCACCACCGAAAGCTCCCAACAGCGACCCGGCACCCTGAATTACCGAGCGCCCACCCATCGCCACGTCGCGGAGGAATCCCGGCTTCCAGCCGTCGCCCATGACCTGATCTTCGGTGCTTCTTACCGAACCAGTGACGCCAGAGAAATCAGGCGGCGCGGCGTGGACTGCAGGCAGGTCGGTGATCGGCATCTCGTCCAGCTGAAAGCCCGGCGGGAGCGGCGGAATACTGTTGTTGGCCGGCTGCGGCTGATCCAGGACGAAGCCTGGCGGAAGCGGAGGCGTAGTCATCGTGCGGGCACCCATTGACCGTTGCGAAGCTCGAGTGTCTGACCCGTGGTCGGGTTGGTGGCGCGCTGGACCGGCGCCGCACCAGGCATTGACGAAGCCCCAGAGAACACGTCGCCAGCCGCTGGCTGGCCTGCCACGTTCTCGCGGAGGATCCGGATCTTGTCATACAGCTGCTGCAGGTTCGCCCGAGCAGTTTCTTCCTGATTGATGACCCTTGCGCCATAACGGCGCACGCCGCCAGCCACTTCAGAATCTGGGACGGCAGCGCCTGACTCAACACGCAGTACGTTGTTGATGGCCTCTTCAATCTGCCCGCCGGCGGGGCCGACGTGAAGCGCAGTTCTATTGAAGCCGCCACCCGTAGGGAATACGGCACCCTCGTACTTCTTGGCCGCCGCTTCTGCCGCCTCGAGCATGCCCATCTTCATTCGGGTTTCTGCGGGCAAAGGCTTCGCGGCCCCGCCAGCTGAAGTGCCAGCGCCCGCCGATACGCCGTCTGGATTCCACTGCCCAGCGCGCTGCAGGGCAAACTGCTGCTGCGCGATGCCCAGGCGCTGACGGGTCGAATCAGCAGATGCGTAACTACTGGCTGCGCTCGCATCCGAGGCGCGCGCGCGAGCGGCGTCGGCCGCAATGCCTGCCCTGCCTTGCTCGGTGGTGCTGATTCCGCCGCCGCCCTCCAAGAACACATTGCCCAGCAGGTTCTGGCCCTGAACCGCAGCCAGCGCCTGCGGACCATTGGCCACGCCCATCAGAGCAGCATTGGCGCCACCCCAGTCACCAGCCAAGGCGCGGGAGGCAGCATCACCTCGGAAGCCCTGCTCCTGCACGTCGCCGGTGTAGCCCGACAGCTGCCGCGGATCGATGCCGGCAGCGAACAGGGTCGCCAGATCGGCCGGGGCGTCCAGCTTGGTCAAGGCGCCCGGCAAGTTGGCACGCGCGTCCGCCTCGGACTTCTTGATCCGAGCCTGGGCAATCAGGCCTTCCAGCTGCGCGGCGCGGGTCTGGCCACGCTGATAGGCCGCCTCGGTATTCACGCCGCCAGCCAGCACGCGGCCGAGCTCATCCCAACCAGCCATCAGGCAGTCCTCCACAAAGACGGATCACTGAACCAGCTGCTGGCCTCGCTACCAAAGCTCCCAGCGCCGCCGGCATTGGCAGCCGTTGTGGCACCGCTCGCGCGCCCGGCCATGCCTTGCGCTGCTCCGCTCATCAGCTGCGCAGCCACGCCTGCCCAAGGGTTGGGGCGAACGTTGCGGAGTCGCAGCTGGGCCAGGTAGTCATCACCGGCGGCCTTGCGCCCGATCAGACCGAGATTGGAGCGCAACCGGTCGCTCGACTGCGCCTCTTGCTGGCGCTGCTGGGCGGGTGCATCGATGCGCGCCATCAGGTTCGCTGTCTGGGAGGCGTAATCACCCACGCCAAGGGCGGCGTCGTTGGCGGCCTGTTGATATGCGCCACTGACAGCACCCACCTGCCCGAGCCCGCGCGTAGCGCCCGCCTGTGCTGCACGCACCTGGTCCAGGTACTGGGCTGCCGCACCCTGCCGGCTGTCTTCACCGCTCGACGTGGCCGCAGTCCGCAGGGTATCGGACACGGCGCGGTCCGCCTCGGCCTGCCTGGCCGAGTTCTGCTGGATCTGCCCGGCCAGGATGTTGTCCTGCCGCTTCGCCGTCTTGCGCTGCTCGTTGTAGTTCACGCCGGCGCCGAGCGCGGTCATCGCCAGGGGGATCCAGATTGCCTCAGTACCCATTACCGACCTCCCTGGCCAAAGCCGGCCGTGTAAAGCAAGTTGTAGATATCGCGGTTGCCGCGACGTTCGGCCGCGTTGTTCCTGCTGGTCTCGTAGATCTTCGAAAGGCCGCCAAACACGTCGCCCAGCGCATCGTTGGTCAGGCTCGCATTGGCGCCGGCCAAGTTGGCACGGAGGCTCTCTGCGGCACGCGAGCCGCCGGTCGTCGTGTCCGCCCCGGACTGGGCCAGACTGATGAGGTTCATTCGGCTCTGCTCGTCGGCACTACGCAGGTCGTTGGCAGCTCCTTGCGCAAGCCGGTCGGCCGACAACACGCCTCGCTGGAAGTCCTGCCCGAGCTGGCGGTTCGCGTCGACTGCCGCAGAGCCTCCAGTTTGGCCGTTGCGGGCCATCGCGAACTTCAAACTCCTGTCTGCCGAATCCTTCTGCCTGTCCAGATTCTGGCGGTAGAAGCTGCGACTGGCGCCGAGAAAATCATTAATGTCCGCCTCTCGCTGCGGGCTGCCGTAGATCTGGTTGATCTGCTGCACCGAGCGATTGATATTGGACTGGCGCAGGTTTTCGGCCTGCGTCGCTTTGTTGGTGGAGCCGCTGCTGCTCGATCCCATCATTCACCTCGCAGGCGCGAAAAGTGGGCGATGTCCTCGCCCTTGAGGCCGTAGTGACGCCAGGTGCCCTCGGCCTTGAACCCCAGCGACCGCTCGAACCACTCGATGGCCAGCGTGCGCTCGGTGATGGCGCTGGTCTGCAGGCGATGCGCGCCGGTTTCGAAAATGCGGTCCATCAGCCACAGCGTCCCCTTGGTCAGGCTGCGCCACTGCTGGGACCATCCATCTGCCGTGCCGACCATCCATGCCTGCCAGACGCCGGCGGCGACCGGCTGGAATCCGCCAGCGGCGGCGGGGAAGTTGTCATCCTGGAGAACGCAGAACGCGAACCCCTGCGACCTGTTTGCCGTATCCACAAGCCAGTGGGCAGCCACCTCAGCGTCGAACTGATCAAGACCGGTGACTGCTAGAAACTGAGCCTTCTCGTCGTCGCGCATCCGCTCGGCGAGATAGGCCAGGTGCGCCACTTTGCAAGGCACCACATTGGAAGGAAGTCGGGCTGTTTTCATAACTCTATGCTCGGCCAGCCCGGCCTCCGTTCAACGGAGCATCACGACATGGGCCGCCCGTCCTGAAGATAGAGCTGCAGGGCATTCCACTGCCAACGTTCGGATCCGTCGTAACGCAGCTCAACCGCAAGCGATGGCGCGGCCAGCGGCATTGGAATGACCATGCCCGGCACGGTGTCCGCCGGCACCAGATAGCCGGGAGTGAACAGCCCCGCATTGGATTGATCGATGCCAAAGGCCACCGATACAGCGCCGGTACCGACGATATCGAATCCGAAAAGAAGCTTGGTCACGCCGGCCTGGCCAAAGTCCAGCCACGGCCAGCGAATGAGCCCTGGGAACGGGACGATTGCATAGGTCCAGTTCGATCCATTCCACGTGGCCACCTCGTCGCCCAACACGGCCTCGTCGACGCGGTGAACAAAGTCGCCTGACCTCAAATACAGTGAATCACCGGCGATGGCCCAATCTTCCACAACGAACGGGAACTCGTAGCGGGACCAGGCCCCCACCTGACCGATGCGCGTCATGGTGTACACAAACACATGCGTGTCCGTCTCGCGCGGGAACATCAGCCAGTACTGACCAGCAGCCGGAAAATAGAGCCCCAGCGGTGCCCCGCCGTCGGCCATTGCTGCCTGCACAAGCGGATCGATGGGCATACCCACGTCACCGGCCTGGAAGTTGGTGCTGCTGGCGGCAATACCCACCGTGCGCACGCCCTGCGACGCCAGGAAGAACAAATCGTTGGATACCGGCGCCATTGCTTGGTGCTGAGTACTTCCCATTGGCAGCGCGTCAAGCAATGCCATGCTTGCCGGGTCCTCATCCACCTGCCAGAGCTGGAAGGCCTCAGCGTTGAACGGGATGAGATTGGAGCGATACAGGCCCATGGCTGCCACGGGGTTGGCACCGTAGTTCTGAAGCCCGGTCGGCAGGTATCCAGCATCATCCGAACTGGACCAGTCCAAGGGGTTCACCGTCGCGCTATACCGCACGATGTCGTCGTCTGCACAGAACACCTTCGATGAGGCGATGGCTACGATCTTCGTGTTTGGGCAGTTCTCGTCCTCGACCCGTCGAGAGACAGCCCGGAATACCACCGATCCGTCCAGCACGTATTCGCCAACCCCCGTCGGCCAACCCGGTTCAATCGCACCGCTGACGTAGAGCGGCACGGCGGTCCAGATAACCCGAGTTGCAGAAATTGCTTCCCAGGTGACCTCGTTGTCGATCACCGACTGCTCAAGGATTGGAGGCCATGCCGGCTCACTTGCACCCGAGAAGCCAGATTCGCTCTGCACGGCACGGTAGGCAAGTCCTGACGGCAGGCCGGCAAAAGTACCGGAGACCTGCAGAGCGTCACCCCAAACGGGGTGGTTGTGGTCGGCTACCGACCATAGGGCGATGCCCGCACGGCAGTAAGCCGCACCGGCCGGGCAAGTGGCTGTTACCGTCGACTTGTGCCACGCCCCCCCTCGCCCATCGTTGATTTCGTTGCCCTTGTCCGGGGCGCCAAGCGGCGTTCCATCGGAGGCGTACCACTGCACCTCCACCCAACCGCGCGTTGCCCCGACAATGGAGGCGCCCTGTTCGATCATGCAGGACGCAATGATCTGCTTCCCTGTCGGCACGACAAAGATGGATTGGTTCAACGCCAGGCCGGATGCCACGTTGCCCGGCAGTCGAACACAGCCGGAACCGCCCCAGCCGTGGCCGTCGGACACGTAGGCAGCTCCGCCGCTGTAATCCCAGCCACCGGCGCCCGCACTGAAGTCGCCGTTCGTCACAACGGAGCTGGACGGTGCCGGCATTGTGATCGGAATGACGATATCGCCGGGCTGGTAGAGCGTTCCGGGCTGCCACTTGGGATATGCCATTTACTTCGCCTCGTTCTGGTTGGACTCCGCGCTCTTTCCGTATCGGTCGCTGACGCTTGGGGGCACGGTCGCAATGGTTACGTTGTCGATGGCGGTCACGCTCTCACCCTGGCCGGAAACGTCCTCGATGACCGTTTCCCCTGCGTTGGTCGGCCATACGGGCTCGGTGGTACCAGAGCGCGGACTATCACCTGCCACCTCGCTGACGACGTAACGGAAACCGTTGTCGACGGTTGGGACAACAACGTCAGCCATGGCGCGTCCAACGCTGGCGACCCACGGCGTGAGGCCAGCGCGGTTGGATTCCACCCGGTAGGCCATGCCGTTTCCGTTTGTGGGTCGAACCAGCGTCCCTGGCAGGTAGGCATGCCCCGGTTGCCACTCTTCCCCTCGTTCCAGCCAGTAGTGCCGCACTAGGCCGTCAGCGAACTCAGCAACCACGTAGAGGTAGCCGAGGAACGGCAGCGCGAAGTGGATCTCCTTCAGCCCGATGGACACGTCAGCGGGGTGGCGGATCACCTCGACTTCTACCCCGGGGTCTCCTGAATCGATCACCTCGGTGGCGAAGACAACAAATACACCACGAAACCACGCCAGTCCCTTGGTGCCGGCAGGCAGTTTTTCTTGGATGCGCGTTCCTTGGCGGCAAGCGATCGTGCGCGCGGCCGTAACGTAGCCGTTGAGCAGGTCGTAGAGGGAATCCGGTGAAGCCCCGCCCTTGTCTCGCAAGCGAGTGATTCCCGCCTTCACCGCAGTCAATGCTTGGGTGCGCATGGTCAATCCTCCTTCATGAGCGGGCGCAGCGCCGCAGGCCGTGCGCAATCCCCCGGGATGTACCTGCGCGTCTGATGTGAACCGGCCACCCTGCTGCGGATGTAGGTGGTGGCCTGGCTGGCATAGTTGGCGGCATCGGCCTGGCCGTAATGCGCTTTGGCGTTAGCCAGCGCCTGCAGGAACACCGCCTCCGGATCTACCGTCAGCACATCGCTATCAACCGATGCCTCGGAAGGGCCGAAGTCACCCTTGATGCGCAGCTTCCACGTCGCATCCACTGGCGCAGGCCACACCTCGATGCACTGGCGAATCTCGTAGTGCGACGGAATGCCAGCCCCGGGTGAGCCGTACAAGACAGGGTTGATACCGCAGATTAATGGACGCCAGCTCAGATCGCCTTGTGAGATACCAACCCACTCCAGCCGGTCCGGATTGAGCACGCGCGGGCAGGCATCCGAGTTGCCGTCGATATCGTAGAAGCGCTCACCCGGGGCAAGGTCCCAAGTGAACATCCTGCGCAGGCGCATGACGGAATAGCGCCGGTACATGAACTCGTGCGCGCTACGAATGAAATCGTCCAGCAATTCCGACATACCGGGAGGCAGTGCGCCCATGCTCACTTGCACCGAAAAGCCGAGGCGGCGCGCAAGACGCTCCCGCATCTGCTTCAGGGTGACGGTCGGTGCGCCGTCGTCGCACTCGCAGTTGTACTTCGGCGCCACCACTTGATCGACCCACGCCTCAACGAGAAACGTCCAGCTCTCTTCCAGCTGCAAGCCGTCGCTGGTGTAGGTCGCCCCGGTGTACCGCAGCACGCCCTCGCCCTCTCCGGCCATCGCATCAAACTGGGTGGGCTCGAACGAGGCGACGCCATCAGCAGATGGGAAGTTCGACGACGGGTAAGGGGGTGCCTCGTTGCCCTGGACGAACTCGCCGCCGGCTCCAATTTCAAACGATGCCGGAAGATAAACGTTGCCTTCGTGCCCGCCCTCCCCGGAATACTCTTCGGCAGTTACGCGCAAACGGACATCGCCGGCACCAATCACCCGGACGGAGAAATTCAGGTAGCCAGACACGCCACCCGGGAAAGTGAATCGGCTGTTCGAAAGCTCGACACCGGAGCTCATGTTCGGAAGTACATCCCAACCAGCGCCGAGATCTGAAATTCCAACCCAAGGCATGTCGATCTCCTAAATAGAAAAAGGCCGGCCGGAGTCACCCCCGACCGGCCGCCGTCACCGCCGCCAGCGGGTCGGGTTACTGCTTGCGGGACTCGCTCTCGTCATCGATCGCGGCCAGCAGATCTTCACGGGCCTGCCCTTCGGTCTCTGCCGCTTCGATGGCAACCAAGTCCGCATCGGTCAGGTCCTTCAGCTTCTCGGTGATCGAGGGCACATCGCCGGCCAGCAGCTCGGTGAAGTCGGTCGCCGGCGGTGCGTCCTTGGCAGCCTTTGCCGCGGCCTTGGCTGCTTCCTTCTCCGCCTTCTTCTCGGCAGCAGTCTTGGCCGGTGCAGCGGTCACCGCCTTTGCCGCGGCCTTGGCTGCCGACGGTTGCCGGCTATCGATGAACTTGGCCAGGTCACGCTCACGGTTGAAGTAGCGAGCGCGCGCCGTGTCGGAATCGGCGTTGCCGCCGTACTTCTTGACCAGGCCGGCGAAGGCGATGCCCAGGTCAAAGTCCTCGACCTCGACGTCCGTGGTTTCCAGCTCGGTCACCAGCTCCTCGCCATAGATCTCTTCGAGAATGGACTGCTCGTATTCCGGCACGGTGGTCGGCAGCTTGGTGCTGGCGTCACGGTCGATCAGCAGCGTGACCAGCGTCAGGATGATGGTCTTGGCCATTACTGAACGCCCTCCAGGGTGACGGGGCCGGTTGCAGCGGCGCCCAGCTTGATGAATTTCGGCAGGTCGGCGATCTCAACGACCGGACCGAGATTGGCAGCACCGCTCAGCAGCGTGACCCAGCCTGCATCGCCGCTCGCCGGGGTAGCGCCACTGGGCAGGCCCGGATGGCCCTGCAGCAGCACGCCGGTGGTGACCGAGGCATTCCCGCCCAGATGGGCCAGCCCCTCGCGGCCTTCGCCGCCAAGCAGCGGCGTGGTATCCAAGGCAACGATGGCGCTGCCCGCAATGGTTTTCGTGTTCGGCATTTCTTTCTCCTGGCCGGCGAGGCATACCCCGCCGACGCGTTGGGGTGATCAGGCGATGCTGAAAACCGCGTTCGAGTTGCGCTTACGGCAGGTCAGGCCGTAATCGGCGGTCAGGCCGAAGTAGTACGTGTAGCGGTCGTACACCCGCGGCGGGGTGCGGCGGATCATCCAGCGGCCCTTCACGGGGCGCAGGCGCAAGGCCTTGCTGTTGAGGAAGTAACCGCGCTTCTTCCACGGGTAGGTGATCGCGCCCAGCTCTTCGTCCAGCGCATCGAAGGTCGGATCCCACACCACCTGCACGCCCTTGAAAGCCAGCGCCTTGGTGCTCGGATCCAGCGTCACGCCACCGGTGGACGACTGGCCCAGGTTGATCTGGCGGCCCATCACCTTCAGGGCGTCGGCCTGGATGGCGTCGTACATGTCCGATCCCACCACGATGAAGTCGGGGTTGCCCAACTTGCCGTAGGTGATGGTCTGGCGCCACAGCGTTTCCAGCGTCGAGATCAGGTTGCCGGCGGTCGCGGTGCTGATGCCCATCGACGCCCAGTTGCGCCACCACGGGGCATTGGCCGCGTCCAAGCCCCCGATGACACCGACTGCCGGGGTGGTGCTGATCAGTGCATCCAAGCCCGGCACCGCCTTCGGGTTGGCCGAGCCGTCGAGGTGAACCTCGCGGTCCCAGTTCTCCTGGAAGCCATCCTTCAGCGTGGTCCAGCCTTCCTGCAGCTTGTCCACGATCTGGATCTTCTCGGCGTCGGTCATCTGCGCCGACTTGTCGTCGGTCAGGATGATGCCGTTGTTGGCCAGCTCGGTCTCGTTGAGGCTGAAGCCGTCGTGCGCCTCGTAGTGCTGGTACGGCGCCAGACGCACGGTGTCCTTCCGGTTGAACGTGACCTGGTCATCGCCGGAATAGTTCTGGTAGTTGCTGTCGTTGGTGAAGCGCACCTTCTCGTTGAAGATGCCGTTGCCGAAGACGGTTTCGGTCTTCTTCTCAATCAGCCACTTTGCCAGCGGGCGCTCGCCGGTGAACTGATCAATGGGGTCATCAGTCGCATAGGACTGCATCTGGTAGTTGGCGCCGCTGGCCAACTGGGCGGGAGTCAAAGGCATATCGCACCTCGGAGGGAAAGAGGAAGCCCGAATGGGCGTGGTCTCTCGCGTTCCGAGGGCGCGACTCTCGTTTCAGCGCTACCGGCGGCGAACCCGGCTTACGTCACTCGCGATGCCGGCGTTGGCCGGCTGGATCGCAATATGCGCCAGCCGGCATGCCAGTCAACGGGGTTATGCGGCGTTCGTGTTGAGGCCGGGATTGTCGGGACGCTGGGTACCGGCAACATCTGCAGCTGCATCTGCTGCGGTGAGAGCAGGGGTATCAGCCACGACATGCCAATCGTCCGCAAGGCAGTCATTCACGCTCGGCACCCAAGTGCTCACTGTGTCGTTGACGTTCTTGATCGCAAAGTAGGCGTTGTACGGCACCAGCGAGCCTTCGCCGAAGTGCGCCTTGGCAGCGCCGGTCCGCACCGGATAGCTGGCTGGCGGGACGAGATAGACGAACATGCCCTTGCCGTTCCAGCCGTCGCGGGCTACTCGAAGCCCCTGCTTCAGATGTTCGAGCGCATCCCCAAAGCCGAGGCCAAAGGAAAACTCAGCGGGACTGAGACTGCGTACCTGATCGTTCATCGGTTGCTCCAGTTGTTGAGCACCCGCCAGATGGCGAGCGCGAGGGGATAGCGGCGCATCAGTCGGCCAGCTCATAGGTGGCCGCGAAAATATCCGGCTTGCAGGGATAGAACTCGCCCTGCACACCCCGAATGATCCAGTCGCCTGAGTTGGCGAGCATCTCGCCCTCCGGTGTGGAGATGAGAATTCCATCCTCCGGCCGGGCCATGCTTGCGCGCCTAGCTTCTGCACTGTGGCTGCCGATCCATGCAAGGACGTGATTCGCCGAATCCTTGCTGCCGTGGAACTGCATGGCCTCAACAACCACTGGCTTTTTGCGATACTTGCCCATGACTTACCTCCCTTGGGTCTTGGCGAGTTGGACACCGAAGTCGAAGGCGTTGTCCTTCGTGGGGGCTTTGCTCAGATCCACGCCGGTGGCGCGCGCGGGGTTGTTCGGTGCTGCTGCAGGCTGGCGCTGCACAGGTGCAGCCACCGGTGCAGGCGCGGCCAGATAGGCCCGCTGGATGGCTCCGGCCCACTGCTGCGGTGGCAGCGTTTCTTGGATCACCGCCACCATCGGCTGGATGGTCTTGAACTTGGCCTCGAACAGCGGATCGGCGGCACGCAGCTGCTGGCCAAGTGCGCCGACCTGCTGCAGTGCGTCCTGATGGGCCTGATCTGCGGCCCCCTGTTGCTCGGCCTGCTGCCGCTGACGCTGCTGGTTGTCCTGCTGCAGCGCAGTTGCGCGGCGCGTGCGAATCAATTCCTCCGCAGCGGCGCGCGTCATGTCGCCGTCGGTGACCTGCTTCGACAGGTCCGCATGCTCGGCCAACGGGTCATAACCCGGCGCAGGCCTGCCCAGCTGCTTGGCAAGCCATGCCATCTCCTGCTGCATGAAGTCGTAGGCCTGCCCCATCGCGGCTGGGTCGCCGGAGTTGATCGCCGACAGGTAGTTCAGCGCATTGCCCATCTGCTGCGGGTCGGCACCGGTGGACTTGATGGTCTCCTCCCACTGCCGGCCGCGCTCTGCAACCGGGCGCAGCGAATCGGCATCAGCAGCGCGCTCGCTCAGCTCCCGGAAGCGCTTCTGAGTGCGTTCGTTGGCAATGCCCAGATCCTTGATCTCTGCATCAATGGCATCGGGCTGGGTAGCAGCTGCTGCTGCAGCGGCGCCAGCCGGATCAGGATCGCCACCCTGCTCGCCCTCGGCACCAGCGGCAGACGCTGCTGCACCAGCGGTTTCGCCGCCAGCGGCATCAACTTCAGCACCAGCAGCAGGCTGGCCTTCTGCAGCTGCCGCAGGTGCGCCGCCCTCTTCGAGCACTTCCTGCTCGCGGGCCTTCTCCACGCCTTGGCTGAAGGCGTCGAGTGCATCGGTGTCGGTGACGCCGTCATTGCTGGCGACGGTGGCCGCTGCCTGTGCAGCAGCTGCAGCGGAGCCGTCATCCTCGACGGCAGTGTTGGTATCAGGTTCGTTGTGTTCAATGCGCATTGGCGTTTCCTCGCTGGCGGCGTGTCGGGTCAAACAGGGGTGATTGCCGGCGGCGTGATTGCAGCCGGGTCTGGCATTGCGGATGGATCAATGGGAGGTGGCGCACCATCGGCGCCAGGCATCAGCGCTGGGTCACCACCCATCGCCATCACCGCGGGGTCCACTGGTGCTGGCGCCTGCGGAATGAAGCTGTAGGGATCGATGCCTGTGTCGCCGGCACGCTTCACGGTCTCCACAGCCAACTGTTCGAGGCAGTTGGCGATGTCGAGCGGTGACGCGCCTCGCAGCTGGCCGATCTGCATGGCTGACTGCTGCAGCTGTGGCAGGAGGACGGACCACTGCTGCTGGCGCAGCGCCGTCGCAGGCTTACCGGACGAGCCGGCACGGATGTCGACCTGCACCATGCCGTCCAGTAGCTCGGGCTCGGGCATGTTCACCCACAAAGCCTCATCGCCAGCCATGCCAGCGGCTTCCTCGGGTGTCAGGCCGTTGGGCGAAATGGACAGCTCAGCGGTATAAACCGCGAAATCGGACAGCATCTCGTCCAGGCTGTCTCGGGCGTATCCGATGCGCGACTCGGTGCCCTGCTGCTGGATGTCGGCTTCTGTGGCGGTCTTGGCGGTCTGGATGCTCGACGACAGGGCCTCCTGCACGCCCCAGATCATTTCCAGCTCTGCGCGGATGACCTGTGTGTCGTAGAGCGCCGGATCGATCTGGTTGTAGCTGATGGGGAACACCACCTGGTCGGGCCGATTGCCTTGCAGGTCCAAGCCCACCATCTCGTTCGATACGGCGGTTTCCAGCTTGGTGGCGTCCACCTGATCTAGCGCGCCGCGATCAAACCCGGTCTTCGGGATGGCGCGCCGCCGGTGCGTCTTGAAGTTGGTGCGAGTGCGGTTGTACTCATCCAGCAGCGAGCGCGAGCGATCAACCAGCGACTGCGGATGACGCGCACCATCGTTCCAGATCACCGCCCAGCTGAAGAACGGATAGAAGCGCGTGGTGCGCTGCTCAGGCTTGAAGGGCTGGCGCAGGTAGCGCGGGCAACCCTCAGCCAGCGTGATGATGTGGCCCGTCTCCTTGTTCCACAGCTCCCAGACGCACACGCAAGCCTTGCTGGTGTCGGTCGCACCTGCCGGCCCCTTGGTGAAGGCATCGGCCTGCTCGACTGGGCTGGAGCCATTGAAGCCCGCACCATCGACCTGCCGGCCTGGCACACGGAAGTAGGTGGTAGCCGAACCCAGAAACTCGGCCGCTTCGGGGTACGTGGCCTTAGCCTTCTCCATCGGCATGAAGAGCCGTTGGGCAATCCATGGACTGTCCACGTAGCCCTGCAGGCTTGCGCACTCGGGCGCTACCTGGATGTCCTCGGCCCGCACGAAGTCGATGCACAGGGCGTTGAAGATGATGCGCTGCGCCTCGTCCTCGGCCTGCTGTAGGCGCTGCTCCAGCTCGGCACGCTGGGCAGAGTCGTCGCCCACGATGCCCTCGGCCAGGCTGGTCTGCAGCTGGTTGATGGCGGCCAAGCTCGATTGCAGGCCGGAAATCTCCTGCTGCAGCGCAGGGTTGTTTCCGGTCTCGCGGTGCCAAGCACCCTTGATCCAGCCGATACCCACACTCAGGCCCGACCGCACAAGCGGATCAGCAGCTGCTTTGAGCTTGCCCTTCTTCCACAGCCGACCGATGACGATCTCCAGCGTGGTGGCGAAGGCCTTGGCGTCTTCTTTGATCCGCGCCGACACCGCCTCAGCCAGCTCAACGCTGGTTTCAGGGTCACGTGCGTACAGGAAGGTGGTCAAGATGCCGACGTAGGTGCCAGCAATCGGCACACGCACGTCGAAGACGTCGGCGTTGGCCTGCTCCTGGCAGTAGGTGCGGTCCTTGGCGTAGCCCTTGCGCGCTTCCTTGTCGAACTCGCGGGCTTCCTCGATGCGCTTCAGCCAGGACTTGACCGCCCCTTCCTCCTCTAGCGTGGCAGCGGCGCGGCGCTCGGCTTCCGCCTGCTCCAATTCGTCCGCTTCGATTGCCTGCACCAGCTGGTCGCCGGGACCGGTCATAGCATCTTCCTCTTTCGTTCCATTGCGTCGGCTGCGACGTCGCTGTATTCAAGCCATTCGCGGCTATGAGGCGTGATCACCCGAGGCCGTTCAACGGAGGTTGGAGCGCGTGCACTGGCCACGGCCGGGAAGCGGCTATGGATGAAGTAGCCCAATGCGTCGGGCTGATGGTCAAAGCCGGTGGTCTTGTCGGGCATGCCATTGGCATCGAAGGCCTGCTTCTCCAGCGCCTCGGTCAGCTTCGGGCAGCCAATCGGATTCACCCGCAGACGCCTTGTGCCCTTGGCGTTGCACAGCATCGCGTTGACGCTGACCACGCGGGCGCGGATGCGGGGATTGGACGGAGGCACCCGGACAACGAAGCTGGCGGCGCGCAGCAGACCCAGATCCGACACGCTGGCGTTGTTGGTGTGCGCACTCTCGCCGCTGGCATCTGGGTAGACGGCGATCTGCCTGTCTCCGAACCGCTCCCGCAGCGCAACGATCATTGCCGGGGTGTCGCGGATACCGGTGAACTCTTCCAGGGCGAACGGTTGTCCTGCCCGGATCACGCAGGCAATGGCGGTCATGTTCATCACGTTGAAGTCCATGCCCACGTGGAGCCGGTCTTCGTCGCTGATGGTGGCCAACGTGCTGTTGAGCTTCCTGTCGTATGCCGGATACACCGAACCGCTGGTCAGATTGACGAACAGGCCGTTGATGTAGGCCTTCACCAGCTGCGGCGGGTACGTCTCGAACAGGGATTCGATGTAGTCGTCGGGAAGGTTGGCTTCGTTGTCGTAGGTGCTGGCGTGCACCTTGCCGTACAGCTCGGCCTTCTTCGCGTCCTGCCCGGGGATCTGCTGGAACTGCTCGTAGACGAAGTTGAAGCCCTCGGGCGTGGTCGTCACGTCGATGCCGTTCTGCAGGCCGTCGGCCTTCACGCGCAGGCGGGCAATGATCTTGCGCCACGCTTCGTGGGCCTTCTGCTTCTTCAGCGTGTCGATCTCATCGACCAGCGCCTTGCCCACTTTGAAGCCCACGATGCTGGCGGGCTTGTCCATCGAGCGGCAGATCACCGTGCCGCGGTACTGCCGGCCGGCGTACAGGTGCGCTTCCTTGTTCGACTGGTTGATCTGGGCGCGCAGCCCCCAGTCGAAGGCAACCTCCTCGATCGTCGGATAGAAGATGTCGCGGATCTGCGGATAGCTCGGGGCGAAGTAGCCGGCCGGAATGCGCGGGAACTCCCAGGCATGCCGGCACAGTGAGCCGCAGCCCACCCAGGTCTTGCCGGAACCAAAGCCCCCTACGAACGCCCGGAACTTGTGTGGCAGCTGTAGGAAGTCTGCCTGGGGCTGGTTAAGGGTTGGCACGTTTGCGGCCGCTCACCACGTGCACCTCAACGGCAGCCGGCGGCGGCGCGTCGTCGTTGAATCCCTCTGGCTTGTCGCGCCAGTGCTCCGGCTTGCGGTTCTTCAGCCAGAAGATCATCGAAGCGGGGTCTGGCGGATAGTGGCGCTCAACCGGAGTGACTGTCACTTCGCCCTGGTAGTTGCTGATGTGCACTTCCCGGTGGACGTAGCCAGTGGCCCGCTCGAATAGCGCCCGCTCCACCCTGGCGTCGGCCTCAGCCTTGCTGCTTTGTAAGGCGTCCGAAAACTCAGGATGTGTGAGCTTCCACAGGGACACCGTTGACCGCGTGACACCGAAGAACTCGGCCACTTCTGGGTCAGTACACCCCTTCTTGCCCAGCAGCACTGCCTGACGAGCGAACTCGGGCTTGTACTTGCTGGGCCTGCCGCCTGCACCCTTCTTGGCCTGCGGCTTCTTCGCCACCTTCTTTGCAGCGGACTTGCTTGCCTTGGGCGGCATCATCAACCCCCTACAGCAGTGAATCGCCGATTCCCGGAAGGCATGGCGTCATCGAGGGTCATGGCCCCCGACCGGCCGCACGCGGCCCCCTCCGTGTCGGCTGCGGGCTGTTGTCGACACCTGCCCGCTGGTCGTGCCGGTACCCATAGCGCCCCGGCCGGCGCTCCGTGATGTGGTTCGATGGTTGTGGGCGTCTGGCGGTCGCTCATGCCGCCATTACACGGGAGCTGCCCAGAGGTTCAACGGGGGCCGACTGGCAGTCTCAGCCAGGGAGATTGGCTGCAGATATGTTCCAGCCACCTCAATCGCATGGAATCGCTATGAACTGGACCCGGATCACCTTCTTCGCTGTGTGCCCTTCACTCCTGGCTATGGCTGGAGGCGTCGTCGCTGACAATGTGCTCACCAAACTGGGCGCTGGGCAGTTCGGGATCTATGCGTTTGGCGCAGGCACCGTGCTCTCCGTCATCCTTGCCGTGGTCGTCATCCTTCGACTGCGTAGCTGGGAAACCGGCAACGGCGAATATTGCGAGCGCTGCTCGGGGCCGCTTGGCTGGATTACGTGGCAAGGGCGCCGCTACTACGGCCGCGACCTTCCCGATTTCCACAAGTGCTGGAACTGCGGCAAGGCCAACGGCATCCATTAAGCAGCAGCCGCCCAAGCCTGGGGCGGAGGGAACTCCAGCTCCAGCTGCACGGGTTTTGGCTCGCCAGCTGCAGGCGATGCATCAACCAGCGCACCGACCGGCAGATGGAACCGGATGTCATCGGCCAGCGCATCGAGGTCAGGGACTGTGGCATTGCCGCCGCCCATCGGCAGCTCGGCGTAGATGCCCATCACGATCCCGTAATGCTCGGCAAAAAACTTGTCCGTCCTGGCCTCGCCCGCCATCAGCAGGTAGACGTCACCGTCACCACTGATGGCCACCATCGTTCCAGCGCCGCGTGCATACAGCGTCTGCCGGATACGCTTTTGGAGCTTGCCGGCCAGCACTTGCAGCGTGGCGCAGTCGGCCAGGCAGAACGCCGGCTTGATGCGGCGCTCCACTTGCCGGCGTGGCGTTGGATCTCGGTTGCTGTCGTGGTTCGACGTGGCCATAGCTCCTCCTGCCCTATCCGTCTCGCAGCTCGTCCAGAACGTCTGCGTCCAAGCGGAACGTCGGCAGCCGCCCATCTGAGTCGCAGCTGCCCTGTCGGTCTTGGTTACGCGCGCAGTGGAACGTACCGTCAGTCATCTCCCGGAACTGGCACACCGAGCACCGGCCCAGGCGGCGGACCCGAGCCTTGTAGCGCTTCCACATGCGGTCAGTGCTCAAGCAGCAACCCCATCCAGCAGCGACGGTGCGGCGGCAAGGAACTCGATCTCGACCTCAACCCGCGCGCCCTTCTCATCCGGCTCGCAGCGCTCCAACACGATCCGGCGCAGCTGCTTGTCGTCCGCCCAGGCAATGCCGTTGAGCGCATCGGACAGCACCTTCTCGCAGTTGCCGAGGTCTATGCAGCGCACGGTGTCGTCCCAGGTTTCCGGCTCGCGACGGGCGCGGCGTGCCCAATCCTGCGGCCGCTCCGGGAACAGGCGGATCAGGAGGGTCACCCGGCCTACTGCCGGTGCTCGCAAGCCAGCAGCCAGCGCCAGCATTGCCACGTCGCGCTTGTACCGCTCGGCCTCCGGCGTCACGTAGGTCATGGCCGAGGAGAATTTCGCGCCCTTGCGCTTGATGACGCGGGTTGCCCAATAGCGGTTGGCGCTGATCGGGTACGGAAGGATCAGGGTGATCATGCTGCTTTCCTCTTGTTGAGCCGCTCCAACGTCACGTTCAGAGCCTTCAGTTCATCCATCTTCATGACCGTCCACATGCGCTTCTGGCCGTGCCAGCCGTTGAAGCTGCCCTGGTGGCAGTCCTTGCACGGGGCTACGGTCGTGAAGTGCTGGCCTTGGTTGATGTGGTGGGCGTCACTGGGCGGCGGCGCATCGCAGACGCTGCAGGGGAGCCACTTCACCGCCTCCATGTGGTCGTGCTCGGCCGGCGTGATGGCCTTGGCGTTTTTGGTGCGCATCAGGCATCCTCCGCCCGAGCTTGCAGCGCACGCTGTGGCCGCATCGAGGCAAACAGGGGGATCACTTGAAATACTTCTCGAACGTTGACTGGCGGCGTGTTGCCCTCTACGCAGGACTTCCGGCTATCGGAATGCTTGTTGCGTTTACGCTGCTGGCGATCATCGGCCCGATAAACATTGGCGACGCATGGCCCGCCTGGGTCCAGGCGGTGGGCAGCGTCGCTGCAATCCTCGTCGCGATCGGCATCGCGGTCCACGAGCGCCATGTTGCGAAGGCTGAGGCTGCACACAGAAACCATTTGGAGATGCAAAGTCGCCACACCCGAGCGAATCGTGCGATGGAGCGATTTCAGAAGATCATCGCAAGTCAGCTTGAGTTCGCTAGAACCCAAGCGATGGGAATGACCAAGCCGGAGATACTCCCGCTTCCACTCCCGGATGAGGTAAAGGACGTAGAACGTGACTGCTACTTGATGGGGGATGCAGGGGCGAATTTCCTTGCCGTAACCAACGATTTTCTGGAAGCGCAGTCCTTCATCACAGGGGACATCCTTCTTAAGCAGAACGAGCGCCCCTTCATTGAACATCTCGAAAATGCTGAACGCATGAGCATCGAGGCACTCAGAAAGATTCGCGCCCCTCTGTGGAAGCAGTAGATCCAAATGCATCACGCAACCCTCCGATTCGTCCCAGCCATCTCCCAGAACTCGGCGCGCACCGCGTCGAGCATCACGTGGCTGTAGCGCTTACCGATGTGCTCGGTGATGCCGTCGAACAGGATCTGAAACCGGTCCTGCTCCATTTCATCGAATGAAAGGCTCTCGGCCTGCATCACCATCAGCCGCCCCAGACCGGGGATGTCCATCTCCATTTCCTCGCAGCAGGTGCCGGACTCGCGCTGCAGGCGCTTGACCGCATCGTGGCTGCCCATCTGCTCCCAGCCTTCTACGTTGTCGACCATCAACTGTCCGATCTTGTGAATCAGGCGGTGCTGCCATTCCTCCCGCGGCTGCTTCAGTTCGGCCCGCACCTCACGACCGGTGTGGAACTTGCGTTCGCGCAGCAGGCGGGCGTCGACCTCGTTGGCCGGTACCAGGCACCCGACCAGCTCGCCCGTTGCCGGGTCCATCAGCTTGCGCACCATCAGGTACACCGGCCGACGGGCACGCTTGGCGCGGATCTTCTTTGCTGCTGGGGTGAGGGTCATTGGTCGTCACCTCGGTACTGCAGCGCTGCGGCGAGCCCTCGGCGAGGCTTCGACGAGTTGTTGCCGACAGATGCCGTAGCGTTCGACTGCTTGGGCTCCCACCACTCAGGCAGGTTCGAGAACCGGAAATACTCAGGCGCGTACTGGACGCGAGCCATGCCGGGTGCGCCGTCGCGCTGGATGGCAACGATCAGCTCAGCGGTGCCTTCCCAGCGACTGCCGGGGTGGTAGATCTCGTCGCGGTAGATGAAGATCACCGCGTCGGCGTCCTGCTCGATGGAGCCGGAGTCGCGCAGGTCCGCCACGATGGGCCGCTTGTCGCCCGTGCGCTTCTCCACGTCGCGGTTGAGCTGGCTCAGCAGCAGCACTGCCACGTCGATCTCGCTGGCCAGCAGCTTCAGGGCGCGGGTGATGTCGCCGATGCCGGCAGCGCGGTTGTCGCCGGAGACGTGCATCAGCTGCAGGTAGTCGATTACCACCAGCGACAGGTTCGGGTCCTGTGCCTTCATCCGGCGCACCTGGGCGCAGACGTGCTGCACCTTGGCGATGCGCGGCCGGCTGATGCGCAGGCTGGCTTCGCCGATCTTGCGGGTCCACTGCGTGACGTTCGCCCAGTCGGCGCTGTCCAGCTTGCCGGAGCGCAGCTTGCCCCCGCTGACGCCGGCAAGGTTGGCCAGCATCCGCTTGCCCAGTTCCTCGGGCTTCATTTCGAAGCTGAAGAACGCCACAGAACGCTTGGCGCGCAGCGCAACCTGCTCAGCAATGTTCTGCGCCAGCGTGGTCTTGCCCATCTTCGGCCTGGCCGCCAGAACGTAGAGCCGGCCACCCAGCAGGCCGTCCAGCAGCTCGTCGAGATCTTCCAAGCTGGTCGATAGCCCGGTGATGCCCTCGCTGTTGCTGGACGCATTCGACAGCTGCTCGAACACGCGCGCCATGACCGGCGCCACCGGCTCCAGGTCGCAGGGCTCGTTGTCCAGAAGGCCGCCGATGCGAGACTGGGCCTGCCCGACGAGATCCAGCGCGCTCCGCCCCTCGGGGCTGTAGGCCGCGTCGATCAGCTCGTGACCGGCATCGATGAGGCCGCGCATCTTGGCCTTCTCGGCCACGATCTCGGCATAGGCCCGCACGTTGGCGGCGGACGGCGTGTTGTTGGCCAGCTCGACGATGTACGCACCGTCGCCAACCAGATCCAGCTGGCCCTGCGCCTCGAACCACTCGCCGATGGTCACCGCATCGAACGGCTGCCGCTTCTCGGCCAGGTGCTTGATGCAGCGCCACAGCAGCTGGTGGTCGCGGCGGTAAAAGTCGGCCTCCTGCAGCAGGTCCTCGACCTCGGACAGCGAGCGGTTGACCAGCATCACCCCGCCGATCACGGACTGCTCGGCCTCGATGTTCTGCGGCGGCAGGCGCAGCTGCTGCTGGTCGCCGTACAGGTCCGACAGGCGGCTCACTTCGTCACGGGCGGCGCTCACGAAGCCACCTCGGACAGCGCCCGGTCGGCGAGCTTGGCGATCACCGTCTCGCGCAGCAGGTACTCGAAGTCGGGCTGCCAGTTCTCGTGGCCAGGGCCACCCGGCTGCCGCCCAGCGTGGAAGTCGTCAGCCTCGGCGGTCTCGAAATACAGCTGCCAGAACTGGGGCGTCACGCGCTCGTTGCCGAACAGCCGTTGGCAAAGTTGGCGCACTGTCGGCAGCGCCTTCTCCACGGCCTTGATGCGCGGTTTGTTCAGCACCGTGCAGGCCGGCAGCAGTCCATGCGGTTTCGCGAGGATCGCGTTGTAGGCAGCCTGTGCCTCCTCGGCGATCTGGCGGATGCGGTCGGTCTTGCGGGTTTTCAGGTCGGGCTTCTCGCCCTGCCCTGCACCATCGCCAGTCAGGTCCAATGCCGGCGGCATGGACGAATCCGAACGAAGTGAGGATAGCTCTTCTTCCTTTCCCTTCCCTTCCCTTCCATTCCCTTCCGGGGGTGAGGACTCGTCGAGCACTCGCCGAGCATCATCCGAAAACCCCGGATGTTTGTACGTTGGCTTGTCGATTTTCTGGTGCTTCTTCCAGCCAGTGACGTGCAGGTAGTCCTTGGAATCGTTGGTATAGAAGGCGATCAGAGAATTCGACGACAGCTCGTCGAGCAGTCCCTGAACATCCGACGAGGAAATATCGTCCCCAGGGAAGATTTCGGCCTTGATGGTCTTGGCACTGGCAACGTGATTGCCGGCGTCGTCGCAAAAATTCCACAAGCCGATGAACATCAGCCGAGCCATCGGCGAGCATTCCATCACCTGCTCGCTGGACCAGAACTCAGGCTTCACGGTACGGATTCTGGCCATCACGCACCCCGCAGCAGTTGCAGGCAGCCGGCGATGTACCAGATCTGGCGGACGACGATCATGCCGCGCTCAGTGGCGTTCATGGCCATTTCACTCCCAAGAGCTGGGCAAGCGGCGCCATGGCCTCGGCCAGCTTGGTGAACTGGGCAACGGCCTCGGCGTGCTTTGCCTCTGGCGTCACAACGAACTTGTCGACCAGGTAGTGGATCGGGGTCAGGTCACCTGTCTCCAGATACCGCTCGAGCTCATCGATGGACATGCCGCGCAACTTGCCGCTGCTATCGCCACCGGCCAGCTTCTCGCTCAGCTTCGATGGCGCCATGTCCAACTTGCCGGCCACCGCCGTTACACCTGCGCCGCTGTAGACGCGCATCGCCATATGCTCGCGGAGCGTCCTGCTCCGCTCCAACCCATCCTCATAGGTAATTGTTAGACTTTTCATGCAGTTATCCGGTTCGTGGGAACGGCGGGGTATTTGTTGACCCCTGCGTTCCCCTGGATGGTTCTGAAAATGGCCGCACCCCAATCGGAGTGCAGCCAGTGCGGAAATCAATTCAAGCGGCCGGAGCGAACGTCGTAACGCTTCAGCGGATGTGCGGCCGGATCTACGTGATCAGCCGCGTTGGTGATCGGGTGAAAGCGCGGCTGGTCGAGCCGCGCAAACGGGAGCGCCCCACCCTGCCCGGCGTCGTTGTGCCGTTCCCGGGAGGGCGTTGAGTGGCTGGGCCTGTAGATGCCCATCAGCCGGTAAGCTGGGAGGTGCGACCCACTCAACAAACCAGAGACGGAAATGAGCGAAGACACGACACGACGGCTGGAAGAGCTGGAGGAACTCGCGCGCGAACAAATTGCCGAGATCGCATCGCTACAGTTCATGGTTCGGGCGCTCTTCATGGCGCTTCCGCCCGAGGCACGAGTGACGGCCAAGGACAGCTTCCGTTTGATGCTTGCCGATCATGTCGATCGGTTATCGGAGGGCGGGTTCGAGCTATCGGTTGCCCCCGATCCGTTGCGGGAGCTTCGAGAACGCGTTCTTCGAGCGGCGTCAGCCTACGAGCGCTTTTTCCAGGGGTAGCCATCTCAGGCCGCCTCCCCGTCGCTGGCCAGCTTCGTGTCCTGCCACTGAGCAAACATCGCTGCGGCGAACTCGGGGCTGGTGCGGTGCTCAACCAAGGCCCAAAAGTCGATCTCGGCCGTGGCATCCTCGGCGTACCCTTCCGGCACCCCGCCGTTCTCGGCGCACCACTCCAGCATCCGGCCATGGGCCGCGATCAACCGATCCGAGGTCTTCTCAGACATGGCTACCTCCGAACAAATCGAAAGGACGCTGGCAAAGCTGGACCGCGCCAAGGCCGAAAGAGACAGCTGGAAAGGCCGCAACCAGCACAATTACGTGATGGCCTCGCACCTGGTCGCCGCGCTGGAGAAGGAGCTGGCCAGGCTGTTGAGCGACGAGGAGCATTAGGCCGCCTCCCCTTCGGGGGCTGGGGTGAAGACGTCGGGGCGCAGAAGTTCAAGGAATTGCCGGCGTGCCGACGGGATTCCGTTCGTTCGCCAGCCAGTTACGGAAGGCGACTTGACCTTGCAAAGGCGGGCGACTGCGGCGGTTCCGCCGAGCCGGTCGATGATTTCGCTATCAGTGGGCTTGTCCATGCGGCAGAGCTTAGGACTCGCTAATTAGCCAGTCAATAGCCAGTCCTAATTAAACTCAAGTTAGCCTTACCTAATGAATACTCTTTCTGATCGCTTGCTCGCCGCTATTGCTCACGCAGGCATCTCAAAAGCCGAATTGGCGCGCCGCGTAGGTATCAGCGCCCCGAGCGTCAATGGCTGGTTCTCCGGAAAGGCCAAGTTCCTACGTGGCGAAAACCTCTTGGCCGCCGCGAGTGCGCTAGGGGTTGATCAGGATTGGCTGGCCACCGGTAAGGGGGTGATGTTGAGGGGTGATTCGAGTGGGAATTCCCTCGACATCAGAGTGGCCCCAGTCTCAGCTTCGGCGACCCGGCCCGACTATGTTCGCGTCGAGCAACTGGACGCGGAGGCGGCAATGGGGGCAGTTGGCAGGGCGAACGATGATTTCCCGGAGGTGGTTCGTGCGATGGACTTCGCCCCGGCATACATCCGATCGGTAGTCGGGTTCGTTCCGCCACCTGGTCGCCTGAAGCTCGTCACGGGCGTCGGCGATTCGATGGCACCCAAGATCCGGCCTGGTGAATCAGTACTGGTAGACACCGGTTGCAACGAGTTCGTTGGAGATGGCCTATATCTGATCAACACCGGCTATGGCCAGCAGATCAAGGCACTTCAAGCCGCTCCGGACGGACTCTGGGCGCGCAGCAGCGACCAAATCCTTTACCCGCCCTTCCGGCTCACTGAGGACACCATCATCGGCGGCCGCGTGTACCTGATTCAGCACCTTGAGCGCGTCGCATAGGCCAAGTGGTACTCCTATGGATTGGCGGATGGGCGGATTAAGTGCGCTGCGCAATGGAAGATCCCCGCCGTAGCGGGGATCGTTTCCTACCAATTAATTGACAAGCCGTAGCGACGATCTTCGGAAGACCGCATCAACGTCCGGCTTTGGAATGATCTTCTCTAAAAAACTCGGGGTGACATGAAGTCTATCTGCCAGATCACCGTAAGCAATTCCATGGGCGTTGCGAAGCACTTCCAGTGCCATCGGAAGAATCTCAGCCTCTTCCTTGGTCGCTAAACGATCCTCAGCCTCTTCGATCGATTCGCCCTTATTCTTAAGCGCTATGACCGCTCCGCGGTACTGATTCTCATCCAGAACACCTAGCGATCTTGCCCGGTACAAAAGCGCGGCCTTGCTGACCCCAAACATCAGTTTAAGATCACGGATACCCAACCAATCAAGTCTGCCCCCCCTCTTTGGAAAAGCCTTCAGAAAGCTACTCCTTGGGAGCAAAAATGCTGAAGCGAAACGATTGGCCTCACTTTCCGTTTGCCGATCACCAGTAACTCTTCCTTCGTGTAGAACCAAGTGCCCGAGTTCATGCGCAAGATCGAAGCGTTGCCGAAACGGACTCTTCTTTGCATCGTTTCTAACAATTACTGGACGCCTAGATGTCATGGACAGCGCATCGACCTGGGTGGATGCATCGGTGAAAAATGCCACTACGACTCCGGCACGTTCTACAGTACGTACCATGTTCGCAATAGGCCCAAAGCCCAGCCCCCAATACGAACGAACAGCCTCCGCTGCACGCTCAATATCCTCCGCCGTTTCAGAGCCGGCATGATCAGGAATGTCTACGACGGGAAGCCGCACTCGTCTGTCGACATACTCAACAACTTTGTCAAAGACAGTTCCCCGTGCCAACACCGCGTGCTTAGCACTAGCTTTTGTGGTGGCTAACTTTCGGAAATGAGCTTGATCTTCAGACAGAGCGTTACCGGCCGTCTCATAAAAGAAGGTTGGCTTTACTTCAACAGCCAAAGCTAACGCTGCAACAACCGGTGCAGTGATATCAGGTCGTGCTTTGCCCGACTCCAGCTGTGATACGAATTGGCGCGTGGTGTGAATCTCGTCGGCCACCTCTTGAAGCGTCATTCCCCAATAGTGCCTGGCCAGTCGCAACTGACTGCCGTTGAACGAACGAACTCGCTCCGTCCGATTAGCCTGCGGACCATTCATTTCGAGCTACTTCTTCTTCGGTCTTGGGGGGCACATTGTGCTCGGCGAAATCGTCTTCGTCATCCATCGCGCCGTAGATCGGAGCCAGGCTAACGGGATCAAGTTCTGCTGCAGCCGGGATCGCATTGTCAGTACTGTGAAACGCACGTACCGACTCAGTGAACTGCCACTTAGCAAGGATGTTGCCAAGCGCGTCGTAGCCAACGAAATAGACCCTATTCTCGTCGTCTTCGACTACAGCGCGTTCAATGATAAAGCGCCAAAGCGTCGGAAGGTCCCCCTGCCCCGCGGTGAAACCCATGCCATCGAAGGTGAGCTGATGAGCCTCAGCCTCCGTCGGGCTCAGCACTCTCCTTTTCTTGGGCTTTGAGTGATCGTCAATGAAGAAGCGAACTGGCACTGACCCAATCGCAATCACAAGGTCGTTACCTGAGTGTCTAAGCGCGAGCCAGTCATAGCTTGCAGAGCGCGCCATCTTCAGCAGCGCATTCTTAATCCGGGCCCAAGCTAGGACTGCACGGGAGTAAGAGCAGTCCAGGGGTGTATTGGTGACTGCCAAAGCATCAGCGAGAACTTCAAGCATCGTCTCTGCCACTACTTCGAGGCGATCACCGCTCAGGTCGGCGACCAAAGCACTGGGGTTTACAGGGTCGGACATTTGAAAGTTCTCTATGTCGGGTTTGTAAACCGAAATATCGTTCCCAATTCTTCATTTGTCAAGCATACGTGACTCCCATCACACCTAATCAATCCACCCCGCTTCGGCGGGGTTTTTGTTGGGCGAGGTTTAGCTGAGACCGGGGCTTCGCTGAATAGATTTAGCCAAGGCTAATAATTTTATTAGCCTCTCCTATTGACTTGGTCGTTAGCTACTCCTAATCTTTCCCCGTCGGCCCACCCGGGCCATCCACGGGGCAAGGCTCATGGCTTTCCAGCTCTCCAGCGACCGCCAGCACTCAGCGGCTCGCCAGTACGACCACCAGGAAGACCCGGCGATCACCCGCCGCGAGGCTGCGGAAGCCGTCCAGACCGCCAAGGCTCCGCTGCTCGCCAGCCCTGCCCTGTTCTCGGAGCTGCTGGGCGACCTGACCACCTCCGATCACGAAGCCATGGCTGCTGCGCTGAATTCCGGCGACGCCATCGAGTTCGCCCGGCTGTTTACTGAGGCCCGCGAGAACTTCGCTGATGCGCTGATTGACGAAAAGCTGGATGACCAGCCGTGGCTGTCGCGCGGTGCTGCTGCAGAGCAGCTGGCGAGGATCTACGCATGACCGCCAACAAGCACACGCCAGGGCCGTGGGTGGTAACTCCGCATCCAGAACCGGGCGTGGACGTGTTTGCGGTCGGCGAGCTGATGGGCGGTGAAGAATTTCAGTACGGACTTTCTCACACCGTCTGCTACCAGAACGCGGAAGCCAACGCCCGCCTGATCTCAGCCGCGCCGGAGATGCTGGAGGCACTGGAGCGCATTGCCCGTCCTCACGACTGTGGTTGCAAGCCATGCACCAGCACATGCCGCAACCAGATCGCACTGGAAATCGCAGTGGAAGAGATGCAGGACGTGGCCCGCGCCGCCATCGCCAAGGCAACCGGGGGTGCGGCATGACCATGCGCCGCTTCAATGCCTGGCTGCACTGCTTCGCCAAGTCGCGGGAATACAGCGCCCTGCTCTACATGGGCTGGCTGATCGTCGCTGCAGCTGCGGTGCTGTTCGTTCCGCTGCGTCTTCTGGTGATCGCGGAGGGCCTGTGCTGATGGACGCAATGGTCATTGTCCGTGCCGTCCTGGCCAATAACCGCAAGTGGCCCGACGAGCTGACTAGCGGAGTGATGTTCTTCGAAGGCCAGCGAATCACCTACACCGAGTTTATGGAGGTTGCTCGCCGATGACTCCGCATATCCCAACCGCCGCCGACATCGCAGCAGTGGTGTTCCCGCCGATCAAGGCACCTGACCCGCTGGACTCGCTCGAAGCATCCGAAGGCGTGTGCGCGCAGGACGGTGACGAATGATCCGCCTCTGCTTCTACACCGCAATGCTGATCTTCTTCGCCGACATGCTCCGCAAGGCAGTGAAGGTTCACGCCGATTCTCTGCTGCTGCCCATCGCTGTGGTGGTGCTGGTGTTCCTGTTCCTGGTCATCAAGCACATCCGCAAGCAGTGGCGCCGCATTCGCCCGCACCAGCTCTCCTTCATCCGTCCGCGCTTCCCGGCCCAGCGCAAGCGCGACATCCGCTGATTCCCCGCTGGCCCGGCCGGCATACCAACGAGGCAATACCCATGTTCCATCTGGAAAAGCACGATGCCGTTTTCTCGCATCTGACTCTGCGGAAAGAGAACCACGGCGAGAACAAAGTGCCGGCGGCAACCATCACGCTCACGGCAGCAGCTAGCTCCCTGATCCTCGACATCATCGACGAAAAGCTGCGCCCGTCGTTCTACGAAGCCCCGTCCAGTGGCTCGCAGCAAAACCTGCCGATCGACGGCAACAACCTGACCGCCCTGAAGTTCCCCTACCTGAAGGAACAGAAGATCGGCATCAAGGCCAAAGGCTACGAGGTTGAGATTCACAGCCTCCTGGAGCACATCGAGCCGCTGTTCTTCGCTGACGTGGAACTGATCATCGAAACCGTCTCTTTCATCGAGGGCGGCAGTGTCGAGCTGAAGCTCAAGGCCAACACGACCATCGACGCGGAGGACTTCGCGCCGCTGCTGGAGGCGTGGGATCGCGGCGAAGTCAGCATCAGCCTCACCCCGCCGAAGCCGGCCGAGCCGCAGAAAGACCTGGCCGACGCGGCCTGACCACCTACGGAGAGGAATGCGCAGGCTGATGCGCAGTGGGAGTGAACTGGGAGGCAGCCACGGCGAGGCATCGCTCATGGCGAGGTCGGCACCGAACCGCTCGGGCAGCAACAGGCCTCCCCCGGCAACTACAAGGCAGGTCGTCTGCGCCGGACCGGACACACAACACGCGGCAGCAAGCCGGGGACCAGCACCGGCCCTCTCCTCCATACACCCCGCGAGAGCGAGCAACGCCGGCCTTGGACCAAAGGTGCTGATCGGAGGCGGCAATCCTCCGACACCAGCCGGCAGGTGATTGTGCCGGCACCTATTCCCATAACGCCGGCCGCGCCGGCTGGAGCTATCCGTGAACGCAGTAGTGACCACCTCTAACCCTCAGCAGGCTGACGGCCAACAGCTGGCGCCGCTGCAGGCTGCGCTTCAACAGGCCTTGATGCTGCCGGACCAAGGTGTTGAGCGCCTGGAGCGCATGTGGGAAATGCACAAGGAAATGCAGGACCGCGACGCGGCGCGCGCCTACGCGGACGCGATGAAGGCCTGCCAAAAGGAGATGCCGGCCATCCAGAAGCGCGGCAAGAACAAGCAGACCAACAGCAAGTACGCGCTGCTGGAGGACATCAACCGGCTGATCACCCCGATCTACACCCGCCACGGCTTCTCGCTGTCGTTTGGCACTGTGCGGTCGGAGCTGGACGATCACGTCGGCATTGTCTGCGACGTAATGCACGACGGCGGCAGCACCAAGACTTACACCTATGACGCCCCCATCGACAACGTCGGCATCAAGGGCGAGAAGAACAAAACCAGCACGCACGGCCGTGGATCCGCGATCAGCTACGGCCGGCGCTACCTGGTGATGATGATCTTCAATCTGACCATCGGGGACGATGACGATGGCAACGCTGCCGGTGAGAACGAGCAGCAACGCATTGCCCGTGAGATTGCTCAGGAATGGGTAGGGGTCGCTGATGGCGTAAGCACCTACGAGGACTATCTGACACGTAAGGCAGAGGTCCTGAAAGCCTATGGCGGCAAGGCGTCGAACCTGCCGCCGGAAGTGCGCGAAGCGTTCAACCGTGCTGCAGAAGCAACCAAGCCGAAGGACTGACCCATGGCGCAGATCCTGACCTTCGAACAGCGATCGCCCGAATGGTATGCCGCCCGCCGTGGTGTGCCGACGGCAAGCGAGTTCGGAAACATCATTACGCCCAAGAAGGGCGAGTATGCCGCCGCGGCCGATACCTACATCAACCAGCTGATTGATGAGGTCATGCGTCCCGACGCCAGCCAGGCCTTCACAGGCAACCGGCACACGGAGCGCGGCGAGCTGCTGGAGGACGATGCGCGCGAGCTGTACGCATTCGAGCGCGAGCTGGCCCCCCAGCAGGTTGGCTTCATCCTCAATGACGCCGGCACGCTCGGCTGCAGCCCGGATAGCCTGATCGGCGTCGCCGGCGGCCTGGAGATCAAATGCCCTGACGGCCCCACGCACGTGAAGTGGGTCCGCGCCGGCGGCATCCCCGACGAGCACAAGCCGCAGGTGCACGGCAGCCTGATCATCACCGGCCGCACCTGGTGGGACTTCCTTTCGTACTGCCCCGGCTACGAGCCGCTGCTGGTGCGCGTCACTCCCGATGGCTTCACCGAGAAGCTGCAGGGCCACCTTGACCGGTTCGTCAGCGAGTACCACGCCGCCCGGTCCAAGTTCCTGCCGGAGGCTGCATGAGCGAGAAGAAGTTCATCGACGGACTGATCGTCAAAGCGCCGCGCGACGGTGCGCCGGAATACCTGATCTGCAAGCTGTCGATCAAGCGCGAGGAGCTGATCGCGTGGCTGCAGCAGCAGAACGGCGACTGGATCAACGCCGACGTGAAGGTTTCGCAGGGCGGCAAGTTCTACGCGCAGGTGGACGACTGGAAGCCGGACAACCAGCGAGGCGGTGGCCACGGTGGTCGACGCGGTGGCCAGGAGCAACGCCAGCGCCCCGCTCCGGCTACGCAACAGTCCGCGCCGCCGATGGACGACTTCGCCGACGACGACATTCCGTTCATCCGCTGGGGTAACCGCTAATGACCCGCAACCGATTCACCCGCCGCGCACCGAAGCGCAATTGGGGACTGAGCTGGGGTCGTTTCCCGACCGATGACGGCTCGGCCGTGGTCTACCGCATCTTCCGCCGGGATCACGCCGGTCGTTTGCATCTGGAAGTCCGCACGTTCTTCACCGACGCAGAGCCTGCACACATCGCCCGTGCCCTGCGCCAGGCCAAGCGCCAGCTGCGCGACCGCGTGGACGAGATCGACCTGGCCGCATTGGAGGAAGCAGCATGAGCAGCAATGCATTTTCAGCAGCAGACATGACCACCGCAGCGGCAAACGGATTTCGCGATGGGCTGGCAGCACAGCCCGCCGCAGCGCAGGAGGCGGTGTATCAGCTCCGCAGCACCGACGATGACCGTGCATGGGTGGACTGCACGGAAGGTGAGTTCAACTGGTGGCAGGGCCGCTCACGCGAATCACGCAAGCTGTTTGCAGCCGCCCCTGTCGCCGCAGCGCCGATTGATGGCTGGGATGCGCAGGCATACGGCCAGATGGCCGGCGAGTTGGAGGCGTGGAAGCTGCGCGCAGTGACTGCCGAGGGTGATTTCAATCGCCTGTGTAACGCGATGAATGCCGAAGATGGCCCGACGCACATGGGAGAGCCTGTGCTGGTGAGCCGTTCTGGGCTTTCGGATCAGGCCGCAGCCGAGACCCAAGCCAGCGGCTGGAAGTTGGTGTGCGAGCTGCTGACCGAGCTTTCCCCTGGCTGGGCAAACGCCCCTGGCTCCGGGCTGGACCTCGCCCTTGCTGCCATCCGCGGCCTTCGCGTAAACACCCCCGCAGCGCCGGGGACCGACCTTGCGCAGTTCAAAGACTTGATCGGCTTCGCAGCGTGGAGCGCCATCAATCTCCCCGAGACTGACCCGCGGCGCGACTTCATCCGGCAAGCGAGTGAGCTGCTCGCCCTGATCGACGCCAGCCCCAAGGGCGGCAGCTGCGCCACCTGCAACGACAATGGACTGATCGGCGGCCCGAGCTTCTACCAGCCGGACGAAGGTGGCATTCCGTGTCCGGATTGCGTCACCAAGGTTGGAGTTACTGATACACAGCGACTGGATTGGTTGGAATCCGAGATTCGCCACTACGGTGATGGACAGACCGAACCGCGCGAGGCATACATCGGCTTCAACTGGCAGCAGGGGAATGGCGTCAAGGTGTTCCCCGGCCTTCGGTCGGCAATTGACGCTGAAATGCAGGCCACCAGCGCCGAGGTGGGGGGATGAAGACTGCAGCAGAAGTTATCCGCAAACTGGGCCTCAACACCCGGCAGGCAGACGTTCTCACTACCAAATTCAAGGCCGGCCGGTACAGCGTCGATAACCCAACAATGTGTGCACTCAATCGCCGGGGTCTAGTTAGCTGGGCGCGCCCATACGACATCCGTGCAACTGGTCACTGGATGCGTACTGCTGACGGGAATGAAGCCGTGAAGGCGATCACCACCGCACTGATCACCAGCCACGGCGCGGGGGTGTCGGATGCGTAAGCTCATACTTATGCATGCGTTGATGGCTATCGGTGCGGGTCTCGCGCCTGTCGAAAACGGCATACCTATGCGCCATGAACGCGAGCGCGACCAGCTCCCCCGGAAGCTCACCGATGCTCGCAGGGCCGAGGCCGAAGCAAAGCGACAGCGCAAGGCGGCCAAGCGTGCAAAGGCTGTGCTCCATGACTGACGACATGCGGCGGGCCATAACCGACGATATGGTTGAGATTGCACTGACTGAGTTCTACTCGGAATTCAAGTTTAGCCATGAGAAGGAGTTCAACCCGCTCAGCAAGAAAGCCATGCGCCACGCAATCACCGCCGCCCTGCGCGCCGCGCCTGAGGCCGTAGCACTGCGCACTGCAATGAGGACGCTGGAGCAGATTGCCAACGCCCCAGACGATCACGGCGCGAGGTTCAAGGCTGCCGGGGCTGTTGCGTTCCTGATTACGCAGGGAGCTGGCGGACCGGAAGGGTTCGTGATGGTTCCGGTGGAGCTGACCTTGGGCATGCTCGAGGCGGGCGAGCAAGAACTCGCTATGGGCAATGACTTCGCGGATGCACGGGAAGCCGCCATCGAGACGATGCTCGTCGCCCGCCCGCAGGGGGTGAAGTGATGGACCTAAATGGGATGTCGAAGGCTGCGCGCTCGGCGGCAATGCGCGGAGGCACCGAAGGCTGGGGCCGGATCGGATCGGTTGACCACGTCCGCTACGCAGAGCCGGTGCAGCCTAAATCTCGGCGGCGCTGCCACTGCGGCTGCAGAAGGCGAGCAACGCACCACGGCATGGCGAATGGAATGGCACTCACGACCGCCTGCGAGCTGGCTATTCGCCGCTGGATCAAGACCGGGGACACGAAGGCCAGGCGCCTACCGGACAGCCCGCAGGAGGCGAGCGATGCGTGAGCTAGAACCGCAGCGTGCCGTCGGAGCTAACGCCGGTCACCGCGAACAGCTGATCTTCAATGTAACTCGCCGCCTCCAGCGAGGAGTTGAAATGGATCGAGTCGTATCGATGAACCACAAAAACATCCTGAACCAGATGCCTCGCAGAGATCGCCGCCTCGCCGGGGCCTTCCACCCCGTGCGCAACGTAGGCGTGAAGCTGCCAGCCATCGACGTACCTGATCATCCCAAACTCCCTTTGGCTGCTCTTGCATCGAGCCTCTATTCCATGAGCGCCGATGTCAACTACCAACAATCAGAACAGAGGTGGGAGTTACGGTTTCTATCGCTTCCTCAGCAGCTCCAGCTCGGCCAGCACTTCGAGCAGGCCGGCGTCAGAGGCCATGCCGCGCTCGCAAGGGCTGCCGTCGTAGTGGCAAGGCTGCACCCATGCGCCAGCCTTGCTGCCCAAGACCGCGTCCGCTGCATCCCGCAGGACCTCGTAGCGGGCGTTCCGTTGCAGCAGCTCCAGCCTCGGGCCATAGGCGTCCACCAAGCTGCCGGAGCCCTTCAGGTTGCCGCCCGGTCCTCGCGTGGCTTGTTGCGCCGTGTGCAGCTGCATGGCCATGGCCAGCAACAGGTGGCCGGTATCGGAGTGCGGGCCGTCCAGCAACTTGCCGGCGCGGTTCTGCGCAGAGTCAAAGAGCTCGGAGCGGGTCTGGTTGATATAGGGATTCTTCGCCATGGCGCGGATCGTAGCGCCAAGCGGTATCAGGAGGTGAGTCGTGTTTGAGCGACACAACAAGAGCGCCCGCGCGGCGCTGGAAGGAGAGACGGCATGAAACTGATGCTGGCCCACAAATGGGCGGAAAAATACTTCGATGAGGACAGCCGGCCTGATGCCCAGCTGCTGGGGCGGTGGTGCCGGAATGGGAAGATCCCGGCAACCAAGGTAGTCGGCCAGTGGTACGTCGATGAGCATGCCTGGCTGGCTGGTGGCGACGACCTGGTCGCCAGCGTCCTGGCGGCGGCGTAACTTGCCATGATGGGACGTGCACGCAAACCGAGCCGCCGCGACTGGCCGGCCAACCTCTACGCTCACCGCGACGGGTTCAAATACCGCCATCCGATTACGCGGAAAGAGCATTCCATGGGCAAGGACAAGGCCAAGGCCTTCGCCGCGGCCAAGAAGCTCAATGCGCTGCTGATGCCGGGCAACGATCTAGTGGCAAGTGTGCTGACCCCTGGCGAGACGGTGGCCGACGCGATCAAGGTGTTCCGCAAGGACGACATTCCTGGTCGGAAGTGGGCGCCCAAGACGGCCGAGGTGTACGAAAGCGTCATTCGCCGCATCGACGCTGGGCTGGGCACCACCCCGGTTGCCGAGGTGACGGTGAAGGCCTGCGCCACCTTCATTCGTGAAGTGACCGAATCGGAACGCGCACGGCAGCAGTTCCGCCTGGTGCTGGGCTGGATTCTGGCTTGCGCGGTGGAAGAAGGCTGGATCGACACCAACCCGGCTCTGGCCACCCGGAAGTTCTCGCACAGCCGAAAGCGCGAGCGCCTGTCCATCGAGGTCTACCGCGCAATCTGGGATGCCGCGCCGCAGTGGGTACGCAATGCCATGGACCTGTCACTGCTGACGCTGCTGCGCCGCGAGGACGTGGTTTCCGCCCGCTTCGCTGACCTCCGCGATGGCGCGTTATGGGTGGTGCCGTCGAAAACCGAGGGTTCCACAAACGTCCGCCTGCAGATCGCTGCGACCGGTCCCCTGGGCGACCTGCTGGCGCGCTGCCGCGATTCCGTGGTTTCGCCCTACCTGATCCACCGTCTGCCCGAGAAAGCGCGGCCCAGCAACATGCGAGCCAAGGACCGGGAGCATCACACCCAGGTGCTGCCGGAGCAGCTGTCGCGGGCATTCGCTACGGCGCGCGATGCGGCTGGCGTGGACATGGACAACCCGCCCACGTTCCACGAAATCCGCAGCCTGGGCGGCGCGCTACTGAAGGAAGCTGGCTGGACGAACGAGCAGATCCAGGCGCTGATGGGCCACAGCAATGTGGCGATGACCGAGCATTATCTCGGCGGCCACGAAGCACCGTGGCAGGTCGTCAGCACCGGCATTTCGTTGCCGCGATAG